ATCGCGTCAGAGCCTCTCATGAATCAATTTCTGCAGCTTGCTGCAGACGTTTACATGAAGAATCGTCTGAGGTTGTTCGGAATTAACCTCTCCGATCAGACGACGAACCAAAAGAGAGCCTTTGCGGGCTCCATACTTGGATGGCTCAATAGCTATTGCACAGTAGACCTGAAAAACGCGAGTGGGAGTATCTACACCGAACTGGTGCGTGAGCTCTCCCCTCCTGGTTGGTTCACTTTCCTCAATGCCATACGTGCTCCGGAATGGAGTTACGACGGCGAGGATCCCGTTAAGTATCACGGGTTTGTGAGCATGGGCAATGGTTACTGCTTCCCACTAGAGACTCTAATATTTGCCTCGATATGTTTCGCCGCGCACAAGTACACCGGAACCAAAAACGACTTCGTCGTCTATGGGGATGACATTATTGTGCGGCAGAATGAAGCCCTGGTAGTGCTGGAATACCTGCGCTATTTTGGGTTCGAGGTGAACACGGATAAGTCCTTTTTCTTCGGACCATTTCGTGAGTCATGTGGGGCAGATTGGTACGATGGCAAGCCGGTTAGACCGGTATATCTGGACAATCCTCTTGAGAACTTCCAAGAGAGGATCCGTGCCCATAATGCGTTCGCACGATTGCCCAACCAATGGGCAGAACTCTTAGCACACTCGTGTGCTTCGTGGTTTCCCTCCTTTGCTAATAAGTTCGTTCGTCCTTTCGAGGACGAGACGGATGAAGCGATAGATGGTCGTCATAATACGCTACCCAATCCACAGCACATGCGATGCACAACGTATCGTACACCGGCTTGGTATGGGGTCCTGTTTGATGCAATATCAGACAAGGACATTGGGCGGCACGCAGACTTCCGCGTTGCCTACAGGTATGCGGCTCTCTCGGGAGGCAAATCCGAGGCGCCGTTTGCTATGCGTCGTGAGACGCTGTTGCGCGTGGGACGCTTCACCCACGGAGGCGGAATTTCACAAGATTTTCCGCACGAGGCAGGCCTATGTGATATAGCCCTGAAGCGCCAACGTCCTTCGATCAGGTTATCGGTCACCGGATGGGGTTCCTCAAACCTCCGATAGTGTGGCGGGTTCGCCCCACATACTATCGGTTGTAGGGTGGCGACTCTAACAGGTCGTAACCCGTGGGAATGCAG